TTGGGAGCGATGCGTATTTCCCCACACGACTCTAGGTACCAACTCTTACTTCCAAATAGGTGTTGACTTAAGGGATGGTGCTCAGTCAGGGCAGCCTGCTCAAGTGATTAGCGTCTGGGGAGCCCAAATCGAAGCCGGTTCCTTCCCAACCTCCTACATCCCCACCACCGGCACAACCGTAACCCGTGCTGTTGATGTGGCGAGTATTGAAGGTAATAAGTTTGGTAAGACCAACCTGCTTGAATATAGCGAAAGGTTTGAGCAGAGTGCTTGGGCTAAATCAGGGACTGTCTCTGTCGTCCCCAACTCAGCACTAAGTCCTGATGGACTAATGACTGCTGACCAAATCACTTTGGGGACACAAAACTCAAGGATTGGTCAATTCGATTTAATCACTACTACAGGTCAGACTGGTACTGCAAGCGTTTACTTGAAAAATATAGATCATGTGGGTTTATTAACGCTTAGAACTGGCCTTGCTGGCGGTGCTGCTTATAATCTTAACTTATCACTTACTAACGAGTGGGTTAGGTATGAACTTACGACTACTCATAATGGAACTCAAAACGTTGAATTTCACATTAGAGAAACAGACGCAACCCCTTCTGGGTCTTTCCTTATGTGGGGCGCTCAACTAGAAGAAGGCTCAACCGCCACTGACTACATCCCAAGTGTTGAATCATTCGTCAGTCGTGCAAGTACTGCTACTTATGTTGATGATGCAACGGGGTTGATTAAAACGACGCCGGTTAATTTGCTGACGTATAGTGAGGAGTTTAATAGTGTAACTTGGTTCAAAGGAAACAGTACAATAACGACAAACACTGTGGTGTCTCCAGCAGGTACGTTGACTGCTGATACTTTAAGTATTAATAGTGGAGCCACTTACGGTAGAATCCAAAAAACAAACCTTAATCTTGCTTCCGGTGTTTATACTCTTAGTTACTATGTCAAAAATACTGTAGACATTGGAAGCAATGTCATTCAGGTATTGGATAGTTCTAACACTTCCGAAACTATAGTTTTGACTAGTTTTTCCGGCACAACCACCCCAGATTGGACTAGGTATGAACATACGATTGATATTGATTCAAGTGCTCTTACCAACCTGGACCAACTGAGGATTGACTTCAGACCATCACCTAGTCCATCTACTGGATCTTCAACAATAGACATCTGGGGCGCCCAACTAGAAGAAGGCACCACAGCAACCCCATACATCAAAACCACCAACACCATCTCAGGTGCTGCCAGGTATGAGAACGGGCAGCTGTTGCTGGAAGAGGCACGGACTAACCTGTTGACGTATAGTGAGCAGTTTGACAATAGTGGAAGTTGGATCTCTACTAACGCTAGTGTCAACAATGCAGGCACGGTAGTCGCACCCGATAATACATTTACTGCTGATGCGCTTACAGAAAATTTAACTACAAACTCTCTTCATAGTGTGAATGCCGCTAACGCCGCACTTTTGAATGGTGTATACACATTTAGTGTGTATGTAAAAGCAGCTACAAGAACTATTGTTGCATTAAACTTTAGTTATGCAAATGGCGTTTTTAGCACGTTTGACACTAGAGCATGGTTTAATTTGTCCAATGGTACTGTCGGAACCGTTGTAAATGCTTTGGGTGCAACTATTGCGCCCATTGGATCTAACGGATGGTATCGATGTACGCTTACATCAAACTCATACTCAGGTGCAAGTAGGAAATGCTTGATTGCATCTTCAACGGCGGATGGCAGCGTAACACACAACGGGAATGAAACAGATGCGATTTACATCTGGGGCGCCCAGCTAGAAGCTGGTTCCTTCCCAACCTCCTACATCCCCACAACCTCCAGCACCGTCACCCGTGCAGCGGATGTATCAACCAGTGCCCGAGATTTTGATAGTTGGTATAACCAAAGTGAAGGAACATGGTACGGAGAAGTTAAAAAACCATATCCTACAACTCAACGATTGTTTGAAGTCGGGGATTCAACTACAAATCAATACTCAGTTAGTATTCGCCCTAGTCCTACATCAACTTTTTTCGCTAGATATGCTAGTGGTGCTACCACTGTAAATCACTCCTATCCAGCTAAATTTGCTTTTGCTGATTCTGTTACTGATTTTCAAGGTTGTGTAAATGGAACTCTCTCTACTCTTAATTCTACTGGATCAAGTCCAACTGATAACAAATTGGTTATTGGAGGAGTTATTACTGGAACAGCGTCAGATAACTCTATCGCTCGTCTCACTTACTGGCCTCGTAGATTACAAGACTCAACTCTTCAATCATTAACATCATAATGGAACATCTATTCATCTTTGGTTTTATTATCCTACTAACAATTACAATGGAATATACTACTAAAAAATAATACCAAATAATATGAATTCGTATACTCTTTTTTTGTGTTCCGCATCAGTAATACCAACGCTTATTGATACTAATTCGTATCATAGAGTAAATGTTTTTAAATCATAATAAAAATATAGGTAAAGTGTTCTATGGTTCTCTAAGATGTTCTAAGATACTCTAAGGTGCTCAGAGGTTCTTTAAGATACTCTAAGATACTCTAAGATGTTCAAAGGTACTCAGAGGTTCTTTAAGATACTCTAAGATGTTCAAAGGTACTCAGAGGTTGTTGGCTTAGCACGCAACCTATCAGAAGTCAAGCAAAGGTGTGCCAGTACTTAAAGTGCCACAGAGACCTCTTGGAGACGCTCACAGATGCCTTATACTACATTCATGGATTTGAGAGAAATCTCAAATTCTGTAAAACTCAAAAATCTTAGTTTTTCACTTTTTTGTTTTTTTAAGAATTTAAGATTTTTGAGTTTTTTCGTTTTTTAACTTTCTTAATTTTTTAAATGTTTGTGAAACACTACGAATTTCAAGATTCATCTGCTATATCTGGGATTAAAATTGACATGTCACGTGTATTAATCACTTATAATAGTAATATTGACAAAGAATATGAGTTTAACTGTGAAAATACAGAAGAATTCAATGAAAAAGTGTCAAATACACTAAAGAATAAAGAATCAATTGGTAAACTAGTTAATTCTTATATTAAACAAGGTAAACTAGTAGCTAATACTAAATAATCACACAGTTTGAGTTAATAATTAACAACAAATCATGGGCAAACGTTACAATCAATCTGATAATCAAAAGTATCAACAATTTGATAATGACTTTGAAAATTATGGTTATGAAGTAAAGAATATTCGTCGCCAGAATAAGAAGAAAGTTACCAAGTTCAAGCGTGAAGTGGATGAATACTATGACACTTATTGAACTGTCCACATAATCCCCCAAAGGTCCCAATGTCGTGTATTGTATACAAGTCATCGGGATTTTTCATTATGACTAACACTGAGCGTCAACAAAAGATTCAACAACTGCAGAAAGAATTTGATGCAAAGCGTATGGAACTTGCATGGATTCAGACTGAGATCATGGCACTTAGTGCACAAGTAGATTGTGTGACAGATGACCTAGTGTCCATTGAGGGTTGACCTAGACCCCCATCCACCCTATATTGATCAAGTCAACCAAACGACCCTAATCATGCGTAAGATTGAACAACAGATGAACAACGCCATTGCTACTCTTGAGCATGGTGCAAAATGGAATTCTTCTAACACTATGGTTGAAGTATTTAATGGCGTTGCTTTTGTCTTTCTTCATGGTAATTTGATTGCTGAGATTGGTGAAGGTTTCATCAAACTACATGATGGTGGATTTCAATCTAATACCACTAAGTCTCGTCTGAATGCTATTCTTGCTGAGAATGGATTGCCTAATGAGCGTGTCTTTCAGAAAGACTTTGCATGGTTTGTTCGTTTAAGTGATGGAACTACAATTCCATTCTTTTCTGGAATGCGTCTAAATTGACGTTTTTAATAATTCTCAAAAACTTAGAATTTTAAGGTTTTTAAAAAATTAAGTTTTTGAGAATTATTAATATTTAAATATTAACTACAATTGGAGTTTAATTAATGACCATTCAAGAAATGTATCAAGAGATTAAAAATCAACAACAAGAAGATATATTAAATGGTTATATTGATATTGATATCTACGATGATAATAATGAACTATTAGAGATAGAATATACAACCCAATTGTAGTATAAGTTAACACTAGTTGTACCACTTCTACTAGTGGCACAGTAAATGAGCACAGACCTCAAAATCGTGTATTGTAGTTTCAAGTCAAACAATTCATCCCAAAAATGATTAACACCGACACTATCATTCTTACATCTGAACAGCATGGTTGTGCTTATTCTATTGATAGCGAAGGAACACTATTCTATACTCCAATGTTAGAGGGAGGAGGGATAGAAACAATGGATTGGATAGAAGTTGATTTCATGTCTATGTTAGGAGAAGAGCAGTCAATTCAAGATGAAGTTAATAAGATAGAAGAGCAGTTGATTACACTTAACAAGGCACTGGGTTGGTATTATCAAGCAGCATAGTCTTTTTAAACACTAACACTTACTCAACTCACTAACTAACACTCTCTCATTCAAATTATGAACTACACTCTCAAGCAACTTCAAGACCGTGTTAACAAACTGATTGAACAACAGGGAGATGATGCACATTGTGCGGCATGGATTTATACGAAGGAAGATATACATGTAAAGGATGAAAATGGTGAGGTTGATTATGATCATCAGGTAGAAAATCCTGCACTGATTGCAAGAATCTTTAATGATGTTGGGCAGATTGATTCTATCTACACAATGATTCAAGACTGTGTGGATGAGGTTACAGAGGAGCAATTCATGTCATATCAGCAGGAAATGGTCTAGACTAAGTAACACTAACTGTAGTATCACTAAATGATACTCAGGTCAGCCGCGAGTGGACAGTTGGTCAAAGTGGCACAAGGTTCCGGCACAGACCTCAAAATCGTGTATTGTATAAGGGTCAAAGAAACGAGATCAATTTTGATTTACACTGTTCACTGTCCAGCACTCAACGAAACTGAGAATTGTGCTTCTCAGGATCATGCTATCGATGTTGCCTATTCGATGTATAGGGAGTCTAATTCCACTGTCTGGGTTGAAGATTACCTCGGACACACCGTTATCGAATTGGGAGACTGATTCACTCACTGTTTAACACTTACTCATTCATTCACACTTATGAACATTTCTGGCACTAACTTAAGAATGGCACTTGTAGACCGTAGAGGTGAACTTATCAGGTGTAGTTCTATTACGAAAGATAATACTTTCGATGAGCAGATTGCTACTCTCGATGATATCATCGAGCAGATTTGGATGGCAAAGAATGTAGAACTCACGGTCGTTAATTGATACTTAGGGGAGGCAATCTCCCCACTAAATGATACTCAGGTCAGCTGCCTGTGGAAAACTTTTATTCCACAGGACAATCACTGATCTGTCCACTATCGCTTGATTTCTGCCTCAGATCCTGTATTGTATACACATGAACAACGAAACACCAAGCAACAACCCCTACGTCAACAACCTTGTCGAGATGGGATACGACCGAGCAGACTGTGAGATGGTCTCTGCTGCTGGTCTTGAGAAGACGTTCCCCTGTGTCATCCATGGTCGTACCTTTGTCACTCAGGAACAGTATGATGAGGCGATCGCAGAATTCCTCAACGGTCTGTGACAGTCAGACTAGTGTCACACAAAATAGGCACAGACCTCAAAACCGTGTATTGTAGACTCATGAACAAAACACTTGACAATCTCACCCCTAGCATCAGATCATTCTGTCTCACCAATCCAGAGGCAGACTTTGAAATGGTGATGGATTTTGTAGACTCACAGATTGCTCCCTTTGAGGCAGACGATGACCTAGTAGACCATGCTATGGCGATCATGCTTGAGTGTGATAGACAGTCCACCTAGTGTCACACAGGGGGTTGCAATTGACCCCCATCCCTGCAACAATACATTCAAGACAAACAACTCAAGTCTCTCATGCGTAAGATCGAATCCCAAATGAACGCTGCCATCAAAGGCAACGCCAACTGGAAAAATTCCAACACCATGGTTACAACTGTTAATAGTGTGTCTCATGTGTTTCTTCATGGCAACAAGATTGCTGAGGTTGGTGATGATTTCGTTAAGGTATTTGATGGCGGTTGGCAGTCTAATACAACCAAATCACGTCTCAATGCTATCATCAACGAATTCTGCAATGGTATGACTGACGGCGTGTTTCAGAAAGACTTTCAGTGGTTCATCATGGATAACAAAGTTATTCATGATTTTGTGAACGGTTTCACATTCGTTGAGTTTGCTTAAGTTACACACAGTGAAGCGATTAATCGCTTCATCACTATCTAACACTCATTCACTTCATCATGACAACAATCACTCAATCCAAAACTGTATACCTCACCGAATGTTTGCTTGAGGTTGTCAACAATCAATGGAAAGTTAATGCAACTGAATCAGGACATACTTCATATTCTAAGTTAGAATATAGTGTAGGCAAGAAATATATCAAACTGAATCAATTCAGAGTTCATGTTGATGGTAGTTTTTCAAATAATGGTGTGTTCATGTTCATCGACAAAGATTCTGGTGCATGTTACAAACCAGCATCATTCAAGGCACCTGCGAAAGGCATACGATTCCAGATTGAGTCCTTAGTTGATAATCCTGAGATCGTAGATCCTTACGGTTCATTTTTATACGTTCGCTGACGTGTGCTTATGGGCGAACCGTCCACTTTAAAGTGGATTTCGCCTCCTCTGCCTGTATTATTAAAGAGTCAAAGAAACGAACCCAATGCGATACATAACTCCGTCAGGTCGTGAGTATTACTTTCCCGAGGTAGTCTCTCGTGAGGAAGCATTACGACGCATGGCACAATATGCAAAGAAATATGAAAATGATGAGCGTTCTGGACAACAACTATTCGACGACATGTTCGGAGGTTGATTAACATTAGTTCCCCCATACTAGCATCTCATGGCACATTATTCCATGCCTTATCTCCCTGCCATAGGAGAAAGGTCAGTTTCCAAAGTGTCCTGGTCACGCCTCACGATCAACGTACTAGGGTCTATACTAACAGCATGGAAAACAAAGCAATGACACGAACCGGTTTCTTTCTCACCTCTGGTGATGCATCCCCTAAGATGCTGACCGTCATGGAGAAGATCCAACGTCAGATGCAGGCAGAGCATGAGTACAGGCAGGCAGTCAGGGCAGGACGCGTCCAACCCGTCCAATCCACTAACTGTAACATCAGCGACCGCCACTAGGCGTCTGACCCTGTAGACTATTCAAAGAAACAAACGAGAGACCATGACCAACCCAAAATGCATCGCCGTCATCGGTGGATTTAATTACGAGGGAGAGGACTTTGATTCTCTCCGTCTCTTTGATTGTCAGTCCACTGCTGAGGCATACAAGGCAGAAATTGAGCGTGAGTTTGGTTACGTGCTGATGAAAGTTCTCCCCATCTCACAGTGCAGCGCCATGATGGGTGGGACGATTCCTTCCTGATCTCTTAAGGTTTGGGGTCACCTAAAGACCCCATCACCCTGTAGACTATTCAAAGAAACAAACCAAACGTGTTCGCAGTTCAACCAACCTCCTTCGTCACCTTTGATGAGTTCGGGGCAGACTATACCCCCACCATCGCTGGCGCTTATCGCATCGCAGCAATCAGACAGCAGGAATGCGAGGGTGATCAGATGATCTGGCGTCTCACCTCAGGGCAACCCATCCCATGGGTTCGTGTCTATGAAGACGAGGACATCAGCAGTGTGACAACCCAAGAGCTGGCACTGCTGGCATAGGCAACGCCCCTGCTACAATACACAAGAACATAACCAAGCAACATGAACGCAGCAACCCTAGATCAAGGCATCGCCTCTGGAGTTTACAAGGTCACCAAGTTAGCACCTCGCAAACCACGTCGCAGTGATCTCACCATGACTCGTGTCGCTGCTGGCAAGTCGTTCGCTGCCCCATCATATCGCAGCATCAGAGAGTCAAACCGCAATGCGAGAGGCAGCAAAGCATCAGTCAAATAGTCCATCAATCAATTCTTTATCATGAACAATCGCAAGTATCTCAAGTCAGTTGATTCAATCATGAATCGCTATGGATTCATCTTTGCTAGCAAGTCTAAGCACCTGAAGTATCGCCACGAGAAACTTAACCTGATTCAGGTATGCTCTACCACACCGTCAGATATCTACGCTCTGTCACAGATTGAGCGGCAATGTAGACGTACGCTAGCAGCAGCACAGTAACACTTAGGGGCAGTATTTTATGCCCCTTATTTGTTAATTAGGGGCGCCAAGCGAAAATCAATGGGTCCCTCCTAACCTACAAAAGTATCCAGACGACCGCTAAATATTAACGAAAAGGGTTTTTTAGAAACCTCAAAAAGAAAAAAATTTCCGCAGAAAAATTCTTATGGAAAAGTTTAATTATGATGAGTATGTAAGTAATCGTAATGATATATTAGAGAGTTTTGATAAATTTTGCGATGATTTAGAGGATCGTGCGTTAAGTAGTTTTGGGAAAGATGATGAAAGAATTACTGAGAAGATTAGAAGTATTGGAGGGGAGGGTAAGGGAATTAGAGAGACCGACAATAATGTACAAACGCCCGAATGCGAGTGAGTATGAAAGTTTGTCAGAGACTCTAAATTATTTACATAATAGTATAGAGGAGATAAGATGCCAAATATTGTCGGACCAGAGACAATAGATACTAGTAGTACTGATGGATTTTGTATATATCCTGCAACACCATTAGGAGGTAATCCTTATATATCACCGAATGTGTATGCAAATAAGTTACCAGTAAAGATTTACACTGCATTAAGTGTACCTGCACCAGTAGTTGGAGTACCATTACCAAGTAATCCCACTGGAGTATGTCAGCCAGGTATAAGAGCGATTGCGCCAATAATCAATAAGAATGTATATATTAATGGACAATTATTTGCAGTTACTGGAGACGAGGCAGTTTTAGGGATATCAACACCAAGGCTCTTGACAGGACCTTATAGTTATCCTACAATACAGATTGGAACACAAACAATAGGAGTTTAATTATGGCACGAAGCAAGATTGGAATTAGCGGTAAGAAGATTATTGAATCTAAACCGAAGAGCACACGACAGGGTAATGGGAAGCATACAAAGTATGCTGCAACAAGTCGTAACAAAGCACGTAAAGCATATAGAGGTCAAGGAAAGTAATGAAGGATTTACTGTTCATCTCACAGGATAAAGAGATGGCACTTATACAGGAGATGTCATACAAGATTCAGATGTCAGATTGGGATATACACCCAAGTAAGACATGTTTTTTGTGTGTTTCTCCTGATTACTCTAGTATTGTAACTCAACATCTCTCTCATTCATTATCAATGGATGGAGAGATTTTTCATATTGAGGCAGTAAATGTGCCATTTCCAGACGAGGACAATAAGAAGTATAGGATTGATTTTGAGATAAATTTTGCGCAATGGATGTTAGAGTGGGATAACTTTGTATTATGTGAGGCAGGCGTTATCCGAGGCGGGAACTACACATGGATCACTGAGTGTATTCAGAAGTATAATGATCTTTGTGGACATAATTTTTACACATTATCACTTTGTGAGAATATAGGTAGTAAATACAAGAGTGATTTAGTATCATTATATTATGATGATAAGGTAGAAGATTTACATTTTTGGTGGGAGAGACCAAATAACCACTGGAGATAAATTAAGTAGTGGGATAGCAACCCCGTTAAAAGTTCTAGAATAAACTTATAGCGGGGCTATGATGGGATTGTATCCAGTAGACAAGAGTCAAGAATTTATTGATGAAGGTATGACATTAATCACCGAGACTGACAGTGAGAAGTATCTAAAAGCGTCAGGAAAGGCATCTAGTAAGAAAAAGAAGGATGAACTATATTCAATGCCTGAAGACCGCCTAGAACGCCCTTGTGGAGGTGCTGGAAGATTTGATGATTATGTAGAGCGTTGGCACGCATGAATAAATAATTACAGCCTATTGTTGTGTCTAAATGCCAACCTTTCAGACATTCAAAGATTTGAGTGTTACATTTAAGAAGCATCCTGTTTCTGATGATATTGTAACAGTGAAAGACAAAGCTGCTATTGTTCAGGCAATAACGGGATTGCTTCTTACAAGGAAGGGTGAAAGACCATTTCAACCAGATCTTGGATGTGGGATACAGAATGCATTATTTGAACCATTGGATTATGGTACTGCAGGTATTATCAAATCTGAGATAAGAGATACTTTAAATCGCTATGAACCAAGAATTAGTGTTGATAGTATTTTGTGTATACCTGATGATTTAAATAATGGTTATGAGGTTGAATTAAACTATACTATTATTGGAAGAGATGATACACCAGTAGCAGTAGAATTCTTTCTAGAGCGTACACGATAATGCCATATACACAGGTTGCAAATTTAGACTTTGAAGATATTAAGACATCGCTGAAAGAATATCTCAGAGCACAATCAGACTTTACTGATTATGATTTTGAAGGATCAGCATTATCAGTATTGATTGACACATTAGCGTATAACACGTATTATACGGCATTTAACACCAATATGGTGGTAAATGAACTGTTTATAGATTCTGCCACGTTGAGGGACAATGTGGTGGCGATTGCGAAGCAATTAGGGTATAGACCCAAAAGTATTACATCACCAACTGCTTATATTAATTTTACGGTTGATTACAACACACCAACAACTGATACTGAATTAATATTAAGAAGAGGTACAGGTTTTATTGCATCATTTGACAATAACATTTATCAATACATTACAACTGAAGATGTTACTAGTCAAGTTGTTAATGATCAAGCTGTATATTCAAATGTTCCATTAAGAGAGGGGACATTAATTACAAATACTTATACAGCAAGTACTGCATTAACAACACAAAGATTTATATTAGACAATCCAAATATTGACACTAATACAATCAGAGTAAATGTTTTTCCTACAGGAGGATCATTTAGTGAAGAATATTTAATTTCTGACAATATATTAGGTGTTGATGGACAATCAAAGATTTTCTTCCTTGACGAGATAGAAGATGATCGTTATGAGATATTATTTGGTGATGGAGTTATTGGTAAGAAGTTAGAGAATAATTCTAGAATTGAAATATCTTATATCACAACAAATGGACCAGAATCAAATAGTGTAAAAACATTTGTATTTTCTGGCGTATTAGAGAATCCAAATGGTGTAACACCAAATTCTTATGAGGTAACAATTAATTCTACCATAGCAGCTGCTGGTGGTGAGGATAAAGAATCTACTGAGAAGATTAAGTATAATGCACCAAAGACATATGGGACACAGAGTCGTGCAGTAACTGCACAAGATTATAGTGCAATTGTAAGAAATGTTTATCCATCAATTAGTGATATTATTATTTTTGGTGGAGAAGATCAAGACCCACCCGAATATGGAAAAGTATTTCTTGTAATTAAACCAACAAATGCTGCATATTTGACATCAACTACAAAAGCAAATATTATTTCAGATTTAAGAAAATATACAGTTGCATCAATTGAACCTGTAATTGTTGATCCATCTGTATTGTATGTTGAGTTAACTAGTAAGATCTATTACAATAGTAATACAACAGATCAGACAGAGGCACAAATTAGAGATAAGGTTATTGGATCTGTACAAGATTATCTTGATGATTCTGATATTGAAAAGTTCAATGGTAAGTTTAGATATAGTAAAATTGTAGGTGTTATTGACAATTCTGATCGTAGTATAAATTCTAACTTAACCTCTATTAAAATGAGGAAAGATTTTATTCCACAACTAAACACAAAGACATATTATGAGATATGTTTTCAGAATGCTTTTGAGACTGATTGTGATGATCCAGTATTGACCAGTACAGGGTTTAGAGTTACTGAATATCCAAATTATGATGTCTATATTGAAGACCGAAATGGCAAAATTGTCCTATATAGACTAGACTCGTTAAATGGCGAAAAAGTAGTTCTTAACGAAGAACTTGGCGATATTGATTATCAAAAAGGTGAATTAAGAATGTATGATTTAACTATCATTAAAGGTAGTTTTTCTGACAATAGAATATCTGTAAGGATAAGCCCAGAATCTAATGATGTGAGGGCAGTACGAGAAGTTTATCTAGATGTTGATATTGCTAATTCAAGTTTTACAGCTTACAAAGAGTAATTAAATGACCGTAAAGACTAAAAGAATATCTACTCTTATTGAATCTCAATTACCTGAATTCATCTCAAGTGAATATGAGATGTTTAGTAAGTTTGTGCAAAAATATTATGAATCTCAAGAAATACAAGGTGCTCCATTAGACGTAATTAGCAATATCCAAAAATATATGGATATTGACTATTATGAAAAGAATTTACTTAAGCAAAATGATGAATTAGCATTATCATTAACTTCATCAGATACATCTATTACTCTTGTAGATGGTTCTTCATTTCCAGAAAAGAATGGATATGTAAGAATTGGCGAAGAAATTATTTTTTATGCTACTAGAAGTGGTAACGAACTCTTAGAATGTTCTAGAGGTGTTAGTGGCAACACAACATTAGGAGATTTGTATAACGAATCAAATTTTGTAACTACTGTATCTTCTACACATCCATTAGGTGAAAAGGTATATAACGTCAGTAATTTATTTCTTTATGCAATTGTAAGAAACTTTGAGTCACAATACTTAGGTTCTTTTCCTGAAAAGTATCTTAAGGAAGATGTAGACAAGAGAACTTTAATTAAAAACATTCAAAAGTTTTATAAAGCAAAGGGAACTGAGAATTCAATTAAATTTGTTTTTAATTCTCTTATTGCAAAAGAAGAAGATAACATACCCACAACATATAATCCAAGAGACTATACATTAAAGTCTTCAATTTCAGATTGGGTTACATCATATTCATTAAAAGTAAAAGTTGTTTCTGGTAATGTATCCAGCATTATCGGCAATACTATTGTACAGAATGATCCAAATTACAGTTATGCATCTGCAATTGTAGATGATGTAAGACCTATAGGTGGTGCTGATGGCGAACAAATTTACGAAGTAGTTTTAAATCCGCAATCAGTAAATGGAGAATTTAGAATTTCTTCAAGAACTGAACTAGAAGAAGAAATTACAACTAGTTTGACTACAGGAGATAGAGTTACTGTACAATCAACTGTTGGATGGAAAAAAGAAGGATCTTTTATTGTTGGTAACGAAACGTTTACATTTAAAGAAAAGAATGTAAAACAGTTTTACGTAGATACAAGATCATCTTCAGTAACACATAATGTTGGAGATACTGTATATGATTTTTCTCCTGTAAAGTACAACAATGTTGTACTAATGGTATTTGGCACACTATATGATTTAAAACCATTAGTTTCTTTGCCATATGCAGCAAAAGGCGATAGTGTTCAAATAACAAATTCTGGATTTAATACCAGAGATAGAGTTATTTTTAACGCTAGTGATGAAACGATTAGATGGTATTTAAATGATTTAAACACGTCTCCTTCTTCTTTGTCTAATTTGAGTCTGCAAACTCAAATAGAAGATTTTATTGCTGATGTTTCTGCTATCTACGAAGATGAGCAGTTTTATTACATTTGTTCATCTAGTTATCCATCTTATGACATTTTAAGTGTTACTGATAACGAAACTCTTCTTGATCCTAAAGTTTTAAGGATTATTAGAAAAAATCCAATACAAACTACTGAAATTTATGAAACTGGTAATAGAGACGTTGGTATTTTTGTAGACGGAACTTTAGCGTTTAGTCACAAAGATAGTGATCTTGTAAAATATGGTTATATAACAAAAACTAATGTTACAGCAAAAGGATCTGGATATAAGAGACCACCTTTTGTATTAATTAACAATCAACCCAACAAAGCTATTTCTACACTATCTGGAGAAACTGTAAATTCAATTTCTATTGTTGAGAATGAAATTTATACAGATGATCCAGAAGTAACTATTACATCTGGCAGAAATGCTACTGCAAAAGCAATCATAACAAAGGGTGAAATTACTAGTATTGTTGTTGAAAATCCAGGAGAATATTATTCAAGTCCTCCAATTGTTAGAATTACAGATTCTAATGGTAAAGGAAATTTTGCTGAATACGAGTGTGTAGTATCAGAAGATGGTAAAGTTACAGAATTTGTACAAATTAATAAAGGTAGACTGTATGGAAAGAATACAGTATCTGTAGATATTATAGCACAAGGATCTGGTTCTACAGCAACTGCTGAAATTAGAAAGTGGGTTAAGAATAGATATAAAAAACTTGAAAATTCTTTAGATAGTGCAAATGGTTATGTATTTGATACATACAATCCATCAAACGGTAAACATTATGGCATAGTTGCAGATCCACTCAAACTAAGAGCAAAAATTGGCGATAACTTAAATAATCTGTTGCAAGAACCTGCAACTAAGGTTCACTCAAAAATTCTAGGATATGCTTTTGATGGCAATCCAATTTATGGACCATTTGGATATTCTGATCCAGGTGATTCTACATCATCTATTGCTAGAATGCAATCTGGATATACAATTAACACTTCAAGAGAAAATGGTCCATCCATTGCAACCCATCCATTAGGAACCTTTATTGATGATTACACATGGACAAAGAATATTACTACTGGTAAAACAAGACTTGATGAAAATAATGGAAGATATTGTGTAACACCAGAATATCCAGAAGGAACATACGCATATTTTATATCTACTAATACTTCAAACAATCCAATTTTCCCATATATTCTTGGGCAAAACTTTTATTCTTTACCAGTATCTTCAAACTATAGTTCAGATATTTCTCAAAATGATCTTCCTAGAAATAGTTTAAGATTAAATGTTAGTGGTATAGATTCAAATGGATATAATGCTGTTGCAACTATTCAATCTGTTAAAAAAGGATCTGTCACATCTGCTATTGTAGAAGATTCAGTTGGCAATTTTTCTGTTGATAACGAATTGAATCTTAATAGTTTAGTATTGGTTGATGATTCAAATACTGGAGGACAAGGAGCTGCAGCATCTGTTAGTGAAATTTTTGGAAGAAATGTAGAAAGTGTAGAATCGGTAGAAGTAAAACCAACAAAAATATCTACAAGAAATTTTGTATATTTCTTTGATGGTGACATTATTACTCAAGACAATACTGGTGCTACAGGAGAAGTTGTAGGAGATTCATTTAATACGACAGAAATTGTTCTTAGGGCAGTCACAAATACATTTAATTCTACCGACACTATTAGTTCAGATAAAACTATTATTAGTGTAACATTAGACAAAGAATCATCTTATGTACAAGGATCTGTATTAAGTTTGTATGATGGTGTTGATACTACAATTGCTACTGGTGAAGTATTAGAATCTACTACTG